AATTATGATGAATTATCATTAAAAGAAAAATATTGGATTAACTATTTCAATTCAACTAATCTAAAGATAGGTTACAATATATCAAAAGGAGGAGATGGTGGTGATACATTATCAAATCACCCGGATTTAGATTTAATAAAAGAAAAAATTTCAAAAAACAATCCAAAAACAGGCAGAACATATGAACAAGCATTTGGAGAAAAAAAGGCAAAAGAATATAAAGACAAATTAAAAGAAAAGTTAAATTTATCAATTCTTTCTGAAAAAGCAAAACAAAATAGTAAATTATTTTTTGATAACAAAAGAGAAGAACTTTTAAAAAGATGTGAATTTATTAAAGAAGAAATCAAAAATGGTAAAATTGATAATTATATGGATGAATTAAAATTAATAAAGAAAAGAGTTCCGGATAATTTTTTAATAAATGCTGAAGGTTTTTATAATTTCTTTGGACAAGAATTAAGATTTATATTTGGTAAAAATAGAAAGAAGAAAAAAATTATATATGTCAAAAAAAAGCCTAAAGAAAAAAAAGTTATAGTTGATGGAGTTGAGTATAATTCAATAAAAGAGTGTTGTGAAATAACAGGTATTAAACCAACAACGATAGGTTTTAGATTAATTTCTCCTAATTTTCCAAATTATCTATATTCAGATGATGTTCTAAATATAGAAAATGGCAAATACACTACAAAAGAAGATACCAAAAAAATAAAAATTTCTATTAATGGAATTGAGTATAATTCAATAACAGATGCAACAGAACAATTAAATATGTGTAATGATTCTGTTTCTATGAGGTTAAAATCAGCATCTTATAAAGATTGGATTTATTTAGATGATAGAAGGCAAACTTTATCAGAAGAAGAATCAAGACCTATAAAAAATAAGAAAATTTCTATTGATGATAGAATTTACGAATCAATTGCAGAAGCAGTAAGACAAACTGGTATAGATAGGCAAATAATGAGGTATAGATTAAAGTCTAAAAAATATGATAATTATTTTTATATATAATTAATGAAATATTTAAAAAAATTTTATGAAAATAATTCTAATTTAATTACTTTGTATCATGGTTCTGATTCTATGAAACCTTTTAAAAGATTCAAAGATAATCAATTCTTTTCAGAAGGTGACTATGTTGCTACAACATATGCCTTTAATCATGGTGGATTATTATATAAAGTCAGTGCTAATTTAAATCCTTTTGAATTAATTGAAGATCAAAAACGTATGCAGAATTCTCGTGGTGAAATTGGAAAAGGTGGTCCTTATATTATGGGTACTGATTTTTTTATTGAAGATTTAATTTTAAAATTATATGATAAGGAATCTCATGAAGCATTTAAAAAAAGAGGACTATATCCTGGACCTGGTTATATATTAACTGATAATAATTATTTACCATTAATAAATTATGCTAAAGAAAAAGGCTTTAATTCTCTTAAATTTTGGGATGAATCTTTTGATGCTGGTATTAGAGATATTTGTTATATAATTTTCAACGGAGATGATATAAAAATAGATAATATTTACGAGGTTTATATGCCAAATGAAAGAGCAAACGAATTTACAATCAAAAAATATAAAATATTTAATTAAAAAATAATATATAAAAAAAGGAAAATAAAAATGAAATCATTAAAAAAATTCAATAACTTTATTAACGAAGACCATTTACCTGGTCATGAAGGTGAAACTCACGAAGTAGAACATCACGAACATCAATATTATATGTTTTTTGAAAACTTACAAACGATCAAAAGATGTATAGACGATTTACTTTCACTTGATGAAACTGAAATTGATGAAATTTTAGCAAGTGGTCATGATTGGGCTTCTGACCATATAGCAACCGCTAAAGAAGATATAGAACAAGTTCATAATTTTATGGTAAATAATACAACTCATGAAGACCAAATGGGACAAGAAATGGGATATGATTCAGAAGATTTTGATGAAGTAGACTACGATGATATGGATGATATGGATGAACCTATGTCAGATGATATGTATTTAGATGATGAAGAGTATGATAACATGCCAGATGATACAGAATATGAAGACTAATTTTCCATTTACAGAAGAAATAAAAAATGATTATTATATTAGGACTTTTGATGCTGAAATTGAAGAAGACGAATTAGTTTGGCATCGTGATAAGGAAGATAGGATAATAATCTGTGAAGAAAAAACAGATTGGAAGTTTCAACAAGATAATAAACTTCCAATCAGTTTTGATAATGAGATTTTCATAAAAAAGGAAATATATCATAGATTGATAAAAGGTACCGGTAACATAACTTTAAAGATAAAGAAATTATGAAACATTTAAAAAATTTTAATTCCTTCTTATTAGTTGAAAAAGCTGATAGAAGGAATTTTAATATTATACTTACAACATTGTATAGACATCATCTTTCTATTAATGAGCAAATGCTTATTAAAGAAGAATATGGTATGATTAATGAATCATGGTTTTCTGATTTAGCAGATAAAGCGGGCAGAGAAGTTTTAAAAGTAACAACAGCAGCAGGACAAATATTAGTTGATTTGGCAAAAAAGGCTAAAGAAGTTTTAGATTTTGCTAAACAATTAGCTTTTAAAATAAGTGATTATTTGAAAAAGACTTTTCCTAATTTTACTTCTAAAATAAAGAATAAAGTATTGTCTGATAATGATTTCATAAAATCACTAACTGAATTCTTAGATAAAAAAGATCCTACCTCTTTAAAAAGAGGATTACAATCAGTTGTAACCTTAGTAAAATATATAACAAGTGGTAATTTTTATATAAAATTAACTGAAAGAATAACTGATAGTTTTTCTAAAATATTAAGTTTTGATAGAAATGAAGGAGTAAATTATATATTTGAGCAAGAAAATAATGAAGAAAAAAAATCATTTTTAGAAAAATTAGGAGAAATGATCATGAAACTACCACCATTTTCTTGGATACCAAAAATTGAAGAATTGCTTAAAAAAGGTATATTTTTTGTTGCTAAGTTAGTTGATAGATTTTTTTTATGGATACAATATGGTGAAGAAATTAAATTAAATGAGGATATTGATTTAACAAGAACTAAAAAGAATTACGGTTCATTTAAGAGAGGTTATGGGAGAGGAATATATTTTTTATTTCAAATATTAGAAATTTATGTATTTTACAAAATAAATGGTAAAGTTGGATGGGCAAAAAAATTATTAGATCCTTCAAAGCAATTTTCTAAAGATGACGGAGATAATATGTCTGATACAGAAGTTTGGAGCAATGAGATTAAAAATAAAAAAATGGAAGATATTTGGAACTATGTTGGTTTAAATCCAGCAGATGTTATATCAAATACTAAAAATATAATTAAATCTATTCCATTTATTGGTGACTTTATTACAATAATAGATATGCTATTTGTTGGTATAGGTATTTATCTTGCATTAGAACCAACACTCAAAAAGTTATCTACTTAACCAACTTATTATATTAAATATAATATAACCATAAAAATAAATTTATTAATGTATCTACACAACAAAGATCTTTACATTGAAATAGTTGTTAGCAAAGCTCAAGGTAAATTAACTAAAGACGCTAAATTAATGTTAGAATTATTAGCAAAGAAAACCATTAAGAAAATGAGATATTGGTCTAATGATGATAAATGGGATTGTTATCAAGGCGGTCTGTTAGACATGTTTGCTAATTGGTATAATTTTAACGAAGAGAAATCTGATGGTAATGCTTTTGCATATTTTACAGAAATATTTAAAAGAGGACTTGCTAAAGCTTTTAATGAACTCTATAAGAAAAAAGGTGACCCAACTCACTTAATTAAGTTAATAAGTTTAGAGGGCTCAAATGACGGTCAGGGCTTACATTCAATCTAAAAAAATGTAAAACTTTTTAAAAATTGATTATAGAAAACTATAATCAATTTTTATTTTATGAAATATCCATTACCAAAAGAAACATACGAACATTACAAAGGTGGCACTTACGAAATTATAACTTTAGCCACACATACAGAAACCGGTGAAAAATTAGTTGTCTATAAATCATTAAACTTTGGTTCTATTTATGTTAGACCTTTAGATATATTTATGGGAGAAATTACCAATTCTGTTGGTATAAAACTTCCACGCTTTATGAAAAAAAATATTTTTTTTAATTAAAAAAGCATCGTATATTAGATTATGAAAAAAGTTTATTTACAACATTGGGAAGAATCTGAAAGAGGCTGGGGCATTAGACCTGACGGCTGTTCTTTACATCTTACATTAGAAGATAGAAAAAAATACATAGAAACTATTTACGAAGGTCGTGACATAAGTAATATTCCTCATGAATATGAAAGAATTTGTGGCGAGCCAATTGAAGTTGATATCAAAGACGAGCTATATAATACAGTTCAAAACGGCACGTTGAGATTATTAAGACATGAAATGAATAATCTACTAAAATTAGACGAAATTATACTATGAAATGGTTAAGTATATTATTTATATGGATGAAATATTTTCATATAACAAAAAATAATCTTATTTATAAAAATAGGAATATTATAAAATATTCAGCATTTTTTTATTTGTTAAGATTTTTTTATCCAATTTGGATAATTATTGGAATGTTTACATTTGTTCCAATATACTGGATTCTATTCTTATTAGAATTAGTTAAATATTTTATCTATCCATTCTTTAATATTAAAGTATATAGATGGTATGAATTAATTGAATCTATTATTAGTATAATCCTATTTATTATTCTTCTTTTTTAAGAAGAAAAAAAAAACTAATAATGAAAAAATTAAAAAAAATCTACAATAGCAAGTGGTTTCCAAGGCTATTTTATGTAAAACCAGACGGTGGAGAAAATTCAGGTGTCACTGCCTATTTTTTAATAGAATGGAAAGTTTTATTTTCAATAGGTATACTACACTTTAGAGAAGGAACTCGTGAAGCATATCATAATCATGCTTTTAATGCATTAACATGGTGGCTTAAAGGTAGTGTGAGTGAAATAAAATTAGAAGGTGAAGAAAAAGATTTTAAACCGTCTTTAAAACCAAAATATACTTCAAGAGATAACTTTCATAAGGTAAAAGCACATAAAGATACATATGCCTTAACATTAAGAGGACCTTGGAATAATACTTGGAAAGAGTATAGAAAAGACAAATATGTGACACTAACTCACGGTAGATTAGTTATAAAATAAAAAGAGCCACTTAAAGTGGCTCTTTTTATTTTAGTAATTTATCGGTTATTATAATAAATTCAAATCCTTTATTTTTACACCATTCAATACAATATTTCCATTTATCTAAATTTTTTGAATATTCTTTAAGAGCATATTCAAAATTTTTCAATTGTTTAGCAGTAGGATTATTTGGAATCTTGGGTGGTTTTGTCTCATGATCAGGTTTAACTTCAGCTACAACTCTTGAAATTGTACCATCTGATCTTTTTAATTCATAATAAAAATCTGGATAGTAATTATGATCAGTTTCTGACATTTCTAATAATTGATTATTCCAAGCATTTTTCTTATATGGAATTTTAATTAATTCTGTATTCCAGTGTATAACACTTTCATTATTATCTAAATATACCATTAATTTATGTTCTAAACCAGAACGATAAAAAAGTCCTCCTTGGTTATTTAGCTTTATACACTTTTCTTTATTTTTAGGTATAAAATTACCCTGCCTATATTTTGTAGTTTTATTAGGTGCTGAATTGAGCATAAAATAACATATTTTTAGGTATATATTATATTTATATATATCTTATGGGTAAATTACAGGATCATATTGATTTTCAAGTATTTATTAATGGTAAAGATATAGCAGAAACATATAAAAATAATACTATGATGTTTTATGAAGGCTATAAAACATCATCAAAAGAAATATTAAATGTTCCATTAGGTAAAATACAAAAAGGTGCTTTTTATTTTTTTCATTATAAAGATGATTCAAAATGGATGCAATACTCACCAGTTTTTGTGACCGATTTTAAAAAATTTGATAATTTAATAATCGTTTATGCGGTTAATTTCAATTTTATACCATTACAAATAAGAGCAACTGTATTTGATAGATATATGGTAGAAGAAGACTTTACTAAAAATAGACTACTTCCAGTAGATTATGACGGTATGTATAAAGCACTTTTATCTGTTGGATACGAATATGCATTAGTTGAATATAATTTATCACAGGTTGTTTTAGCACATAAAATAGATGTTAGTTTAGTACCAAAATTCATATATTCTGGTCATCCAATAAATAAATATGATCCAATTAAATTATATAGTATTTGGAAAAAGAAATTAGAAACAAGAAACCAACGTCATGAAGAAATGATGAATATGGTTATATCAGATATTTATGAAATAGAAAAAGACTTATCTGATGATTACAAAGCATTAGAAGGTCATATTGATAGGATAAGAAAGTCCTATGAAAAATATGGTAAATAAATAATATATAGTTTATTATATTAAAACTAATTGGTTTAAACTATCTATAAAAAATGTCTTCTATCGGATTTAAAGAAATATATTAACATATTGTCAGGAAATCAATAATTTAATATATAATCTCAAAAAATAAAGTAATTTATGGCAACATATAACCCATTAAATCAAGGTGGGGCTAATTTTGAAACCGGAACTGTTGAAAACAAGAGTCTGTTTAATCGTGTGTTAAGAAATTTGTCAAACTTTGGAATGAAATATGATGATATGATTATTCGTAATACTGTTGGTATTAGTATGAACGAAGATCCACAATCACAGAAAAATAATTCGATGTATGATTTCTTTTCACAAAGAGCAGTTGCACAAGTTCTTAATAGAAAAGCAATTCCATATTTAGATAAATCATATGCTGATAAAAGAAGAATATTAAGAGAATATTCCATTAAGGATGAAATAAGAGATTTTATAGCAACAATAACAGATGAAGCTGTTATATTTAACGGTCAAGATTTTTGTAAACCTAAATCATTAACATCAAACTATTCTAATGATATTAGAGATAAACATCAAGAATATTTTGAGAAAATTTATAACAAATTTGGTTTTTCTGATGGTATAACCGCTTGGAATATGATGAAAGACTTTTTAATTGACGGCTTTTTAGCATTAGAAATTGTTTGGGATGATAAAAAACAAAATATAATAGCATTTAATCGTTTAAGACCAGATTCATTAGTTCCTTCTTACGAACCAACAATAGGTAGTTTATGGATACAATATCCAGAAGATCCGCAACTTAGAAGAATATTTTTAGATTCACAATTAATATTTATATCTTATACTTCTCAAAATGATTTTTCTGAAACATCTTATGTAGAAGGTTTAATTAAACCATATAATCAGTTAAAAATATTGGAACAAACAAGAATAATGTTTAATATTATTAACGCTACACTTTATCAAAAATTTACTATACCAACTAAAGGTTTGTCTAAACAAAGAGCGGAAGAACAAATAGGACAATTAATTGCTAATTATTCTGAACACGTTGAATGGGATGATACTTTAGGAACAGTAACTATAAATGGTAGTAAACATTTACCTTATAATAAACAAGTTTGGTTTCCAGAAGGTGATATGGGTACTCCTAATATGGAATTAATTTCACCTACTGGTACAGATTTGAATGAAGAAGTTACTTTAAAGTATTTTTCTAATAATTTAAAAAGAGCATCAAGAATACCTATGCCACGTTTTGATTTTGCTAGCGGTGGTGGTAATATATTTACTATGGATGCTGCTGATGTAAATATGGAAGAACAAAAATTTGCTAATTTTATAGGTAGATTAAGAGCTAATTTTAAAGAAATATTAACTAAGCCACTTAAATTACAAATGTGTATGGAATTTCCAGAATTAAGAGATGATGAAAATTTCTTAAATCAAATTGATATAATGTTTAGTTCAAATCAAACTATTGAAGAATGGAGAAAAATTAAAACATTTGCTAAGAAAATTGAAGCTGCTGGTACAATGTTAGGTTTAAACAAAGCAGACGGAACTCCATATTTTCATATAGATTGGATTATTAATAATGTAATAAAGTTAACAAAAGAAGAAATAGATGAGAATAACGCATTTTGGATAAAAGCCAAAGCAGCAGGAGCAGCTGCTCCTGCTGGTGGTGGAGGTGAAGCCGGTGGTATTGGTGGTGAAACTGGTGGTGAAATAGGTGGACAAATTGGTGCACAAGCTCCTCCGGTACAAGGTGGTGCACAAGCCCCTCCAGCACAAGGTGGTCAAGCAGCACCCGCTCAGGGTGGCGCACAAGCCCCACCCGCTCAAGGTGGTGGTGAAGCTGGTGGAACACCTGAATTTGAATTTTAATAAAAAAGAGAAGATTTTAATCTTCTCTTTTTTTCTTTTTTGGATTATCAATTCCATATTTTTCAATTAATGTGTTTTGTATTTTATCTTTTAGATCTTTATTTTGTATTGGATAATCTACACCATAACTTTGATTTAAAGATTTTCTTCTTTTATGTTCAGAACATTTCCTACAATTGTAATCACCCCAATTATTGTCATATTTAACGTAATTTTTATACATTACTTCTTTCTCTATTCCACAAAAATCACATTTACATAATATTTTATAATGGCTACCTGTTGATAATAAACCTGGTGGTATAGTTATACTATCTCCTATACTAATATAGTTGAATCCCATTTCCTCATAATATGCGTAATTAGATTCATTTATTTTAACTGATATCTCTTTCGTTAAGATCATAGTTTTATTTTATTTTTATTATATATTTATATTTAATGATAAATAATCTTTATTTAGAAAGAATTCTTTACAAACTAATCTTTCTTGACCTACTGAATCAACAATAATTTGTATTGATTTACCAAGTTTAGTATTTTTAAATTCTAATAATGCCCACATTTCGTTATCTATCTCTATGATATCTAATACATCATGTGATACATTATTTAATAATGTATATTTACCATTATGATTACTACAAGGACATCCTACTAATTTTTGCATTTTTATTTTCTCTAAATAAAAATTTAATCTATCCGCCTTTATAGAAGGCTCTATTTTTATTTTATACATATTAAGTATATATTATATATATTAAGTTTCATATAAAAAATCCGCCGAAACAATAAAAAATCCCTCGTTGTTAAATAAGCATTTAAGTTGATGATATATATACTATAAAAATAAAGAAATACATGAAACCAGTAATGATTATTGAAAATAATAGCAATCCTTTGTTACTTAATGAAGAACTGGTTAATTCTAATGGTAAGAAATCTTATATGTTAGGTGGTATATTCACTGAATTCGATATTAAAAATCGTAATGAAAGAGTTTATACAGCTAATAAATTTTTGCCTTGCTTGGAAGAATTAAACGAAAGAATTAATACAATGGGTGTTTATGGTGAATTTGACCATCCTGATGTGTTTGATACATCATTATCAAGAGCTTCTCACTTAGTTAAAGAAGCTGTTTTTAATAGAGAAGCAAATAGAATTGAAGGTAAAATTCAGCTATTATCTACTTATTGGGGAAAAGAAGCAAGAGCATTGGTTGAAGATGCTTGTCCTGTATTCGTTTCTTCAAGAGCCGCTGGTGTTACAGAAAATGATGGTACTGTTACACTTAAGAAATTATTCACTTATGACATAGTTGCTGATCCAGGTTTTGGTTCTGCAAAAATGAGTTCTATAAATGAATCATTAAAATTACCAACAAATACTAACTATCGTATATATGAAATGTCCGATGAGTCAAAAATAAATGATATCTTTAACATGAACAACAATGATTTTGTTACCAAAGAGCAGTTATCTAGTTATTCTAATTATTTAATTAAAGAAATAGAAAATATTAGAAAATCTATTGTAAATGAATCTAACAAAAAAAGCAATATAGATCCTAAGAAATTAGAAAAGCTTGTAGAATACTACGAAAACTTAAATACAACTCACTCACAAATGGTTAAATATCTTGACTATTTAGCTGAGACTGTACAGGTTGTAGTAAATGAAAATAAAAGTTTAAAAGAAACTTCTGAAAAACTTATAGCACACAATGATTATTTAGCAGAAAGTTTGGAAAAAACTATCGGTTATACTGAATATCTTGCTGAAAATGTTGATAAGACTATTGGTTATACAGAATATATCGCTGAAAATTTAGATAAATCTATTGCTTATGGTGAGTACCTTGCTGAAAACTTAGATAAATCTATTGCTTATGGTGAATATATTGCTGAAAACTTAGATAAATCTATTGCTTATGGTGAATATATTGCTGAGAGTGTAGATAAGGCTATAGCTTATTCTGAATATATTGCTGAAAACTTAGATAAGAATATTGCTTATTCTGAATATATCGCTGAAAGTGTGGATAAATCTATTGCTTATTCTGAATATTTAGCTGAACATGTTGAAGGTAATATTGCTTATGCTGAATATATTGCTGAACATTTAGATGATAATATTGCTTATGCTGAATATATTGCTGAAAACTTAGATAAGAATATCTCTTACTCTGGTTTAATTGCTGAAAAATTAAATGGTAATAAAGTAAATGAAGATGCTTCATATGAAACTATTCCTACTTTAGAAGAATATGGCTTTGATATGGAAGAGGAAGTAATGGAAGAACCAATTGCTGAAACAGAAATGGAAGAAGCACCAATAGTTATGGAAGAAGAACCAACTAATACTGTAGAAGTAACTACTGAATTACCTTCTGATATATCTATCGAACCAACTATTGAACCAACAGTTAATTTAGAGCCTACTGTAGAACCTTCATTTACAGGTGAGTCTGATACAGAATTGTCATTACAAATTGATAATTTGATATCTGAAGCTAAAAAGCGTAAGGCTGTTGAAACAAATGATTTACATTTCTTAAAGTTCTTAAATAAGGCACAAGTTAATTCTTATTATTCATTAACAAATGAAGAGCAAGAATTGGTTAAGGTACATATTAATGAGAGAAATTATTTTAATGCAAAAGACGTTTTAGTATTAATGCAAGAGGCATTAGCTGTTAAAGCAGAAACATTAGAAGAAAAAATCGTTAGATTAATGCCAGAAACATTAAAAGCTTCTTGGAATGAAATTAACGAATCTGCTAAAAGATCAATTCTTTCACAAGCTAAATTAGGTTATGATTTAACAACTGAATCATCAATCGAACATTTTTGGTATACTAGAAACTTTAAGAAAAATGAATCAACTAAGACATTAGTAAATCATGATTCTTTAATTCAAGAGGATAAATTATCTGACACACAAGTTCAGTCAATCCTTGAAAGAATTAAGAACTTAAAGTAATGACTATAAATAATCCTTCGTGAAAAAAGGAAGACTAATAAAGTCAATATATATTATCACATAGGTTATCCTATGTGATAATTTTTTTAAGAGTATATAACAATCAAAAGAAACCAACGGTAAAAAATCCAGCCTTAAAAATAATAGTTTTTTAGAGAGTTATATATACATTATAAAAATAAAAAAATAAAAATAATTATGAATCACATTCGTATAGACAGTCAAAAAGCTATTAACAAATGGCAGCCTGTGTTAGAAAACATGGGTGTTAACGATGAAACGAGAATTGGTTGGATGGCAGAATATGCTGAGTATCACTCAATCAATGAAAATGCTTATGCTAACGTTTCTAATGTTGCTGGTTTAGGTGGTATAACTGCTCCAATTCCTTCAACTTTACCAGGTACTACAATTGGTACTAACTACACAAGTAACTCTGGTACATTAGGTTCTGGTGACTTAGGTCAAAACTTATTACCAGTTGCTATGAAAATTGCAGCTCAAACAATCGGTTTAGATTTAGTTGCTGTAAAACCAACTCCTGGTCCAAAAATTGACTTACTTTATATCGACTTCCAGTATGACGATACTAACTTAGGTTCAACAGATGACAAACCTACTATTTTCAAATTAGATTTTACTAATACAACAGGTTCTACTTACAGTAATTTCCAATCAACAATTAATGCTGTGTTAGCAACTTACTCTATTATTCAGTCAGTTGGTGGTTTACTTTATACAAATGGTACTCCAGTAAGATTATTCACAACTATAAACGGTACTTCTTCTGATGCTGCTTCTGGTGGTGCTTATACTGTTACAACTGGTGCTGCTGTAAACTCAAACTTTACTACACCAATTAATATCACAACTAACTATGGTTCAGTTGGTACAAATAAAGCTATCGCTTCTACAACAGATCCAAATACAATTAATGCGTCTTTAACTAACGTTGTTGAATTTTTAGGTTATTCTCGTATTGACGGTTTCCCTATGTTTAGAGCATTTAAACAACCTAATGCTTTACCAACAAATAACTATCCATACGTATCTAATACGTCTGCAACTAACTCACCTTGGGGTTTTGAAACTAGCAGAAATACATTCGCACAAAGTTCTGCAATGATAAGTCAAATAGCTAGAGTATTTGGTCAAAACTTAATAGGTAGTGCATTCTCTATCTCATTAATATCTGCACTTGAAGATCACATTCCTGGTTATGTATCAAACTTCAGCCAAGGTGGTAGATATCCAATGGATCGTGCTCAAGAAGAAAATATCTATGCTGGTCAAATTGGTCCAAAGATTTCTTCTAAATCAATTGCTGTTGGTACAATTGAAGTATCTTCTGCTTTAAGAAGAACAGAAATTGAAGATATTAAAGCTAACACAGGTATGGACATCGTTCAAAAGATGGAATCAATTCTTGTTAACGAATTATCTCAAACAATTTCTAAACAAATTGTAGGTAAAATATTTGAAATGGGTGGTTTAAACAGAGCTTCTGCTCCTCTTTATACTGGTAATACTACTTACAACTCAATTTCAGGTGCTACAATCTTTGACTTAGATACAGCATATGTACAAGCTGGTCCAGGTGGTGAAACTACACACGCAGTTCAGCGTAAGTTAATCACTAAGATGGTTCACGCTTCTAACTATATCGCAACAGAAGGTCGTGTTGGTCCTGCACAATTTGCAGTTACTAATGGTGCTATTGCAGCTTCTTTAATGGATATTGCTGGTTACACAGTTAACCCTCTTAAATCTAAGTTAAATAGCTCAGGACAATTATATCCAGTAGGTCAAATTGGTGATATTCAAATATATGTTGACCCATATATGAAGTATAACGATAACAGAATTGTTATTGGTAGAAAGAATAATCCAGACCAACCAGGTATCATATTCGTTCCATATTTAATGGCACAATCTGTAAGCATTATATCTGAAGCTACATTCGCTCCAAGAATGTTATTACGTTCAAGATATGCAGTAGCAGAAGTGGGTTGGTATCCACAAAAGCAATTTATGACTATCGTAGTAAACGATGCTGCACAGTATCTAAACTAATAAATCATATAATAAAAAAGCAACCTTCGGGTTGCTTTTTTATTATTATAAATTAATATATAATAAAAACATTTTATTTATGGCTATACCATATTTTAATATTAATTCAATGACATACTCCGGTGGTACTGTTTCATTTAATGCCGACTATTCTAATTTTTTAGGAGGCGCTTCTATTAGTGTTGTGGGATTTTGGACAGGTGTTACATTATCATATACAAACTCTTTTGGAAAAAATTCTAATTATATTTTCACTTTAAGTCTATCGGCTTCTACCATATATAATTTAACTTTTTCTTTTTTAAAAGGTCCTTATACTAATTATCCTTTTGCTCAACCACAAGGCGTTGGTGCTACTCAAAATTCGCAGATAATATCTGGATTTGTACCATACAATACTGGTGTATGGAATCCAGGTGGATATCAAACATTATATCAAATAAATAGAGTTATAGAATCTTATACATTTAGAACTTAAAA